CGCATGAGCAGCGCAACTCACATCGTGCTGCGTGTCAGCGTTCAGCGGTGGCGGCTACCTGTTGCGACGGCGGCTCTGCACTTGGTCGTGGCATTCTGGTGCATTCGTGGGTGGCCGGGCGACGCGGAAGCTGTTGCGGAGCGCCTCGGTCGATTTGTCGCCGCTGGCGTGAAGATCGACGGAAAGCGCGTCGCATGACCACGGCCGCGATCTTGATCATCACCGCCGCGTTCAACGCTGGCCTCGTGATCGGGTTCGCCATGGCCGTCATGCTGCAATGAATCTGCCGCCCGCACCGATCGCCTGATTTCCGGCGCGGGTCACTTCCCCGGCAACACGACGCCGGGGCTTTTATTCGAACGGTCGCGCTTTCCTCCTCCCTGCGCGGCTCAAGCGCCTGCCCGTCCGTGGCAGTCCGGGCAGGCGCTTTCAACACGCCCCAAACTGCCCAGAGGTGAGACATGCAGACTGCCACCCAAGACCATCAAGCCCGTGTCGCTGTCGAGGTTGCCGCCCGTTATGGTGTGACCGTTTCGCCGGACGTGGTGCAGATCATCCCGCGCGGTGCCACCAGCTTCACGGGTTACATTTACGAGGGCAACCAGCTTGTCCCCATCGTGAAGAAGCCGCGCGGTGAGGCGATCAAGGAAAAGATCAGCGCGTCATACCGCGAGGCGGCCCGGAAGCGGCGGCTGGGCAAGGCGCTGCGTGATGCGGATGCCGAGGCGGCACCGAAGCCGGAACCGCGCGAAAACCACAACGAGGCGCGTATAGCCCGCATGAGGGCGCAAGCCGCAGAACGGGCGGCAGGCATCCGCGCCATGGCCGAGAGTGGCGCGAATGTCGGCCAGATCGCGGCGCACATGGGCATCGCGCACGACAGCGCCAAGAAATACCTGGCCTTCTGGAAGATCGATGCCAAGCCCCGCACCAGCCCACGCCTTGAGCGGGAACAGAAGCGCAAGGCGGCAACCATCGCGCTATCAGCGGGCGGTCAGCGCACCATTGACGAACTGATGGAGGCGACCGGCCTTAGCTGGGATGGCACCTATGCCTATCTGCGCCGGCACAAGATCCCGTTCCGCAAGATCGAGCGCGTGGCTGATCCGGAAAAACAGAAGGAAACCCGTCGCGCTCGTTTGCAGGCCAAAGCCGAAGCATTGCGGGCGGCTGGTCTGGCGAAGGCGGAACAGCGCAAGGCGGCCGAAGATGCGCGCATTGCAGCCCGGCGCGCGCAGGTGGCCGAGATGTTCAAGGCCGGGAAGAACGGCAAGGAAATCGCGGACGCCTTGGGCATCACGCGCGGGCCGGTCTGGGTTGACATCAAGGCGCTTGGCCTTCGCCGTCAGGATTACCCGCTGCCGGTGAGCAAGAAGGCCGCGCGGAACATGCGGCACAGGTCGCGCTGCATGTCGCTGGAAAGCCGCCGGGAGGAAGTGGCGCGCATGTGCGCCGAGGGCATGACCGTGGCCGCAATCGCGATCACGCTTCAATGCAGCTATCAGGCCGTGCAGCGTGACAGGCAGGCCCTTGGCATCCGGGCCCCTGTTGCCACGTCCTGCCATGTTGGCAATCCGCAATTGGTGGCGCGTGTCGCGGCGATGCGGGCCCGGAAGATGAGCCTGCGGGAAATTGCGGTGGCTCTGTCGCTGGCGAAGTCTACGGCGTTTCGGCTGATCAAGGCTGTGGAGGCCGCGTGATGGGCGTGCACAACACGACGTGGACGGATGAGGACATACTTGATGTGCTGGACATGCACGAACGGCACGGCATGTCGGCCGCAGAAATTGCCAAGCGAAAGGGAGGGTCAAGATCCGCGATCTGCGGCCTGATCTATCGGGCAAACTTCGACACAGACAAGGCCGAGATCGGCTCGAAGGTCGCAAAGCCTGAGAACCTGGACGGTGGGATGCCGCCTTGCTGGTGGAAGAACCGCCGGTGGGCAGCGTGATGCGTCGGGCCACGGACTTCCCGCCCTGCAACGACCGGCTGACCGTCCTCGAATTCGAGGGAACGGTGCAGCTGATCCTTTACCAAGACGGCTGGCCAGAAGGCGCGCGGAAGGTGATCGGCAACCTGTTCTGCGATGCCGACACGCCGAATGAACTGGAGGCCATCGCGGCGCACATTCGCAGCCTGCGCCTGCCTGAAAAGTCGGAGGCCGCGTGAATGAACATCCCTGCCATTTTTGCAAGACCGTTCCGGCGCCGTTTGGTTTCCGACTCCCCGGCCCTCGATCGCAGCTTCCAGCCGGAAAGCGCGGTTATCTCTTCGCCTGCGCCGACCACCGAGCCGATGCCGAGCGCAGATGGGCTGGCGCTGTTGCAAGCCCGGCGTCTGGCGCTGCTGACCGAGGCAAGGCGGCTGAAGTGCCTGCGCCAGAGCAAGGCCGCCTCGATTTGTGAAGCCGAACTTCGCCGCGTGACCCATGAAATCCTCAACACAAGGAGACGGACCGATGCTTGATCAGACCGACGACGCCACTGCGACCGCTGATGGTGCGCCCGAGTTTCACCCTGAGATCGACACGCTGATGGGCGATCTGCGCGACGTCCTGTTGGGCCGCGTGCGCACCATTCAGAAGCCTTGGGAGAAGATGACCGAGGCGGAACAGTATGACCTGGCCAACGCGATGGAGCTGGCCGCGAAGGACATCATCCGCCGCACCGTGCGTGCCTTGAACGATGTCCAGTGGCCGCACACGGTTGTGGAACTTGGCGAGGTCAAGATCGGCGGGACCAAGGGCATCGAGGCCAAGATCACCTGCGGCAACATCGAGCACAACCGCACCGTTCTGGGTGAGCATGTCGGCCAGCAGATCATGGTCCTGATGGTCGATTCCGACCGGTTCATGGGCCAGCGGAACGACCCGCCGATCGACAAGGACCAGCCCGACCTGCCAGGCACCGAGGATGATGGCGGCGACGCGTGATGGACCTGTTCCAAGACGAAACTCCAGCAACGGTTCCGGGGGCGGTGACGATCACCATCCCCGGCAAGCCCTTCGCATGGCGGCGGGCGCGGTCGCACGGCAAGATCCGATTTAAGGACAAGGCCACAGAAGCCAACCGCGACACGCTGGCAGCCATTGTCAGCCGCCATTTCAACACCGCCACGGAAGGCCCGGTCAGGCTGACTGTGCGGGCCGTGTTCAAGGTTCCGGCGTCCTGGTCGAAGAAGAAGCAATCCGCCCATCTGTGGCGGCCGCACACGTCCAGGCCTGACCTCGGGAATCTGGTGAAGGAAATCGAGGACGGGCTGAACCGCATAGCTTGGGTCGATGACAGCCAGATCGCGGAATACGGGCCATGCGCGAAGCTGTGGGGCGACCGGGATTATACCGTGCTGACGATTGAGCGGATCGGAGGTTAGGTGTGGCAGGGAAGATTGATCCGGTCGCGCTGCGGCGCATGTGGATTGCAGGCGTTTCGTCTAACGAAATCGCTGCAGCGTTTGGCGTCCAATACCCCGCTGTCAATAGAGCCGCAAAGGCATTGGGCTTACCCCCAAGGCAGCGTGGCGGATACGGCAAAAGGCAGGGCCACACCCAAGCGGAAGCCGTCAGCCAATCGAGGGAACAGGCGCAAGCGTCCGACGCTGAAAGTCTTGAAGCGGCATTCTTGGCAAGGGGCAGCACTTACGCTGGTCGCGCGGAGATTGCAGAGATTTTCGGCATGCCAGTTCATCGCGTGGAGCAGATCTGGCATCGTCTGCGGTCATCCCGCGCTGGGGCAAATGCATGACCGACGCCCCCACGCAATACCTGCCGATCCTCGTGCGCGATGGCGGTGTGACCGATTGGGAGCGCAAGTTCTGCGCCTCGCTGATCAAGAAGCAGCGCGCCGGCCGCCCGTTGAGTGAGAAGCAGGTCTGGACGTTGCGCGGGATCGTGGAGCGGTTTCAGGCGCGGGCTATGAGGGATGGGGTTGTGGAGTGAAGCACTGGTCCGAAGACACCAATTGGCAGCGCCTCAGCGTGGTTGTGGACCGCCTGAAAGAGCTTGTGGATGCCGCCATAGCCGCCCGTGACGATTTCACAGGCGAGGCCGCCCACAACGATCTGGTGGCTGCGGAATGGCGGCTGCGGCAGGCCGAACGGAGGCGCGACCGTGGCTGAATTTTCCTGCGCAACAACCCTTTCCCGACGCCTGCGAGATGACGGGTGGCTGTCCCCGGATAGCTATTCGCGCGAGTTCTCTGAGGCAGAAGCAGCGCCCGCCGTCTACCTGTTTGCGCTATATGGGGACGAAGACCTGAGGTCTGCGCTGGTAGCATATGTCGGCATGTCGATAAACCTACAGCAGCGCTGGAATGGGCATGATGTCCTTGCGCTCGTGCGACAAGCAGGGCCGTTCGTCAAGCGGTGGTTCCGCCCGACAGAAAGCGCTCTTCTGCGTGCCGTCGAGGCCGACCTGATCACCAAATACACCCCCCCGTGGAACACGCTGGGCAAGCCTCGGGGGATGATTGGCCGTGGCTGAATACTACAAGTTCGAGATCGCCAATTGGGACGAAGGCACGGCCATGCTGACCCTCGAACAGGAGGCAGCATACCTGCGCGTCGTCAATGCGATCCGGCTTAAAGACCAGCCGCTGACCTTCAACATGTTCGCCTTGTGCGGCATCTGGCGGTGCAACGAGAGGAGGGCAAAGCGCCTCTTGGAGGAGCTTATAGCCGCCGGAAAACTCCGGATCGAGGATGGAAAGATCATCAACGATAAGGCCGTCGACGACGCGTCGAACCTGCGCCGACTCCGCGCCGACCGTGCGTCGGCTGGCAGTCGGGGCGGTATCGAGAGCGCAAAGTCGCGTGCTAAGTCATTGGAAAATAAAGGTACAGCCGAAGCAATTGCTTCAACCAGAGAAGAGAAGAGAAGAGAAGAGAAGAAAGAAAGAGAAGCTAACGCTTCTCCAAAGAAAATTGGCAGTCGAATTTCGACAGATTGGTCCCTGCCTTCCGAGTGGCGCGATTGGGCTGTCGGGCAGGGCATGAGCGAGGCGGCGGCAGAGGCACAGGCGGAGAGGTTCAGGGATTACTGGCTGGGCAAGACAGGCAAGGACGGGGCGAAGGCTGACTGGTTGGCGACGTGGCGCAACTGGGTCCGCAAGGCGCTGGAGGATGGACGGTCATCGGCAAGACCGCACGGGCAACCGCAGCACGGCGAGGAGCGGCAATTCGCAGACGGCACGACGCGGCGGTTCGATCAGTTCATGGGGTGGAAAATTGTTCATTGACCGGGACCAGTTCGAGGAAAGGGCGGCGATTATGGAATTCGACGGCGGCCTTTCGCGGTTCGAGGCAGAGACGCAGGCCGCAAAAGCTCAGGGCCTGACCAGGTGGCAGGCGATGGAGGCGATCAGGAATGGCAACTGCGTGGGAGATCATCCAGCGGCACGGCATCACCGTGAAGCGCACGATCGGCACGGTGAGGGCGATTTGCCCGGAGTGCAGCGGGCAGCGGCGGAACAAGACCGACCCCTGCCTGAGCGTCACGTTCAAGCCTGACGGGGTCCAATGGCACTGCTGGCACTGCGGGTGGAAAGGTGGAGAGTTCTATGACGACCGACGGGATGAAATGGCTGACAGAGGTGCGAAAGCTGGACGCCGAGCTGATCGCTCATATGGGCATCAAGCAAACCCAGCATCCCGCCTTGGGCGCAGCCGTGGCCTTTCCGTATCGTCGAAACGGTCAGGTCTACGCGGCGAAGTTCCGCGCCGTTGACCGCAAGGACTGGCGATCGACCCAAGGCGTCACGCGCAGCCTGTTCAACGAGGACGCGCTCAAATTGGGCGACGGACCGATCGTCATCACCGAGGGCGAGATCGACGCGCTGTCGGTCATCCAAGCGGGCTACAGCCGCGCGGTGTCTCTGCCCGACGGTTGGAATGAGGATGGTGGCAAACGCGATGTCCTGGTCGCGGCTGAGACGGCCCTGCGCGCTTCGCCGTGGGTCATCGTGGCGGGCGACAACGACGCTGCCGGGGCGTCCCTGCCGAAGACTGTCGCGAACATCCTCGCCGGTCACGACGTGCGCTTTGCAACTTGGCCTGAGGGCTGCAAGGACGCGAATGATGTGCTGGTCAGGCTGGGCGAGGGGGAGCTTGCACGGTGCCTGCTGGAGGCCAAGCGCATCGACCCGGCTGGTGGGTTCATCACCGGGATCAGCGACCTGCCATTGGCTGCTGATCGGCGCGTCCTGCGGCTTGGAATGAACCCTTTCGATTTCGTCCTCGCGTTCGAGGTCGGCGCAATGTCGGTCGGCACAGGCACGCCCGGATCCGGAAAGTCCACCTTCAGCACCTTCGCGGCCTATCACGTCGCAAAGCACGAGGGCGTCCGGGTTGGGTTCATGTCATTTGAAACCCATCCCCATCGCACGCGCGACCACCTTTGCAGGCTGGAGTGCAGCAAGCCTTGGGCCGAACTGTCACCGCGTCAACAAGCGGAAGTCGGGGCCACGCTCGACCGCAGTTTCCGCATCGTCCATCGGACGTTCGATGATGGCGCCCATCACCTCGAATGGGCAAAGTCGATGATCTACACGCTGGCCGTTCGGGACGGCTGCAAGCTGATCATCCTCGATCCTTGGAACGAGCTTGAGCACATGCCGATGCCAGGCGAAAGCATGACGGCCTACATCAACTTTGCCCTGCAACAGATCAGGCAGTGGGCCGAGCAATACGACACTCACATCTGCGTTGTCGCCCACCCGAAGAAGATGCCGACCGATGGAAAGCCCCGCGCGCCGACGGGTTACGACATCGCGGATTCGGCGGCGTTCTTTAACAAGCCCGCCTTGGGCTGGAGCGTATTTCAGGATCGGAAGACCCAGCCCGATGGCGAGGTTGAGGAGTTCGTGATTGTCGAATGCTGGAAGGTGCGGGACCGGCAGCTCTACGGGATCGATCCCGGCAGTGCGAAACTATCCTTCCATCAGGCGTTGATGACCTATCGCAAGTTCGAGAGCGATGAGCGGTATCGGAGCCACGCATGACCTCCATCGCCCAACGCAAGCGCCGCCGTCGATCCCGCAAGATCACCATGCCAGGCGGCGACACCCAACCCATGAAAACCCGCGCAGGCCAAGGACGGAGAACCGACATACTGGACGAGACACAAACCGTGATCGAGGTGCGGACCCGCCGCCTTGCCGCTCTGGGCAAAGCCGCGCCCATCTTGGCCCGGTCTGACATGGCGGGGTGCGAGGTAGGCATTCGGTTGCTGCTGGACAATCTCGGGGCATGTGAGCGTGCCGACCTCTGGGGCGCGGTGAAGCACATGCGCCGCGTATGGTTGGCCTATGACCAGGCCTTGGGCGCGCCGCATCGTCACCCGCAGGTGGTGCGCATCTTGACGCCCGTCGATCCAATGACGGCCAGCGCTTCCGACCCGGCGCCGGATGACCGGCCCGAGGCGGACCGTTACCGCAGCGCCATCAGCGCTTGGATGGCGGTGCAGGGCTGGCTGGGCTATGCGGATGGCCGCGCTCGGTCGGCCTGCGTGTCTGCGGTGGTGGACGATGCCAGTGTGTCGGACTGGGCCGGGGTCAAGCTGGCGCTGGCCTGCATCGCGGACGGGATTGCCGGGCGCAAGGTGGTGTATCGTGGTCGTTGACAATCCGCAGCATCTGGTGCAACTTCCTTACCATGCTGGGAGCGGAACTCTGGAAAGGGTGCCGCTCTTTTGCGTTTGACCGCATCGGAGACCGACATGACCATCCCGCACGACAAGCGGGAAGCGCTTCTGGCTGCCATCATGGGGGGCGCTTCCATGAGAAAAGCCTGCCGCGATTTGGCGCTGGATCGTGTCGCGGTCTATGCTGATCTGAAAGCCGATGAGGCATTCGCCAACCAGTACGCGCGCGCGGCGGAAGTGCGGGCCGATGACATCTTCGACGAGATGTTCGACATTGCCGATGACGGCTTGAACGACTGGATTGAGCAAAAGGGAAGGGACGGCCAGACCAAGGGATGGCTGGAGAATGGCGAGGCCATCGGCCGGGCGCGCCTTCGGATCGACACGCGCAAATGGGCGCTGGCTCGCATGAACCCGCGCAAGTATGGCGAAAAGGTTCAGGTTGGCGGCGCAGAGGATTTGCCGCCGGTTCAGATCGACGCGACGGTTCTTTCCGATCAGGCCTTGCGCGAAATCTTGGCGGCGACCCGTGAAAAGCCTGAGCCTGACGAAGGCTGACGTTCTCGCCCTTGAGCGCGAACTGTGCCGCCGCAGTCTCGCAGACTTTGCCAAGATGGCATGGCATGTGCTGGAACCATCAACCCCGCTGAAATGGGGCTGGGCGCTGGATGCGATCTGCCAGCACCTCGAAGCGGTCACGGCGGGCGACATTCGGCGCATCGTGATGAACGTGCCGCCGGGTTCGATGAAGTCGCTGCTGACCGGGGTGATCTGGCCGGCATGGGAATGGGGGCCGAAAGGCAAGCCGCAAACGCGCATCCTCGGCACCGCGCACAAGCAAGACCTCGCGGTCAGGGACGCGATGAAGTGCCGCCGCCTGATCACGTCGAAGTGGTATCAGGATCGGTGGCCCATCGCGCTCACCAGTGACCAGAACGCCAAAACCAAATTCGAAAACGACAGGACGGGATTCCGCGAGGCCATGGCCTTCGCCAGCATGACCGGCAGCCGGGGCGACAGGGTGATCCTCGATGACCCGCTGTCGGTGGATAGCGCCAACAGCGAGGCCGATCTTAAGGCGGCTGAACTGACATTCACCGAGGCCCTGCCGACGCGGGTGAATAACGAGCAATCGGCCATCGTGGTGATCATGCAGCGCCTCAACGAGCGCGACACCACAGGCGTGATCCTGAACCGCGATCTGGGCTATGTGCATCTGTGCCTGCCCATGCGGTTCGAGGCGGAACGGCGCTGCACGACGCCGATCTTCACCGATCCGCGGCAAAACGATGGGGAGTTGCTGTTTCCTGAGCGTTTCCCCGAGACTGCCGTTGCCGAATTGGAAAAGACGCTGGGAAGCTATGCCAGCGCGGGCCAGTTGCAGCAACGTCCAGCGCCGCGGGGTGGCGGGATGTTCCGGCGCGAATGGTTCAAGGTGGTCGACGCTGCGCCGACCGGTTGCAAATGGGTGCGCGGCTGGGATCTGGCGGCAACGGCAGATGTGAGCGCGGCATGGACGGCCGGGGTGTTGATCGGCCGCGCGCCGGATGGGCGGTTCTACATCAAGGACGCGCGCCGGATTCAGGGCAGCGCGAACGATGTGGAGCGGCTGCTGGTCAACACGGCCAGCCAAGACGGCGTGGCAGTTCGGGGCAGCATCCCGCAGGATCCCGGCCAAGCAGGCAAGGCGCAGAGCCAATACCTGATCAAGCAACTGGCGGGCTATGCCTACACGGCCAGCCCCGAGAGCGGCGATAAAGAAACCCGCGCCATGCCACTGGCAGCGCAGGCTGAGGCTGGAAACGTTCTGATCGTTCGCGGCGATTGGAACGAGGCTTTCCTTGCCGAAATGGAGACGTTCCCGATGGGCAAATGGAAAGACCAGGTGGACGCGGCAACGCGGGCTTTTGGGGAACTGGCCAGCGGCTCATCCTACACACTCGCCCATCTCTGACAGGAGGCGGCATGATTGATCCCGATGCCCGCCCCCAAGCGGCCACGATGCGCATCGACGGCCTGCAGAACGTGGTCGCCAACCTTGGCACAGATCGCGACAAGGCCGCAGGTTCGATCTACGTCCAGACCATCATAGACGATCAGCTTCTGATCAACGCCTATCGCGGGTCATGGCTGGCGCGAAAGATCGTCGACATCCCGGCGTTCGATGCCTGTCGTAAGTGGCGCGCATGGCAGGCCGAGGCGGATCAGATCCAGCGGATCGAGGCCGAGGAAAAGCGCCTCGATGTGAAGCGCAAAGTCATGGCGGCCAAGATCGCCGCTCGTTTGTTCGGCGGCGCAGCCTTGCTCATCGGGACTGGTGAGACCAACACTGCGCGGCCTCTGAACCCCGAACGCATCCGGCAAGGTGGGTTGCGCTATCTTACCGTGCTGCAGCGTCGGCACCTGTCACCGTTTGAGTTGGAGACTGACCCGGCAAGCGAATACTTCGACATGCCACGCGCATGGCGTCTTGGGTCAACGGGGCAGACTGCCGGGCTGGAGATCCATCCGTCTCGCCTGGTGATGTTCCGGGGTGCCGAGGTGCCCGATCGAGCGCTGGCCTACCACCACCTTGGATGGGGCGACCCGGTGCTGCAGGGCGTGCTGGAGACGGTTCGCAATATGGACGCCACCGCGGCAAACGTCGCCTCTCTGGTGTTCGAGGCAAAGGTCGACACGATCGGCATCCCCGATTTCATGGCGCGCCTGAGCGACCCCGGATATGAGGAGCTGGTCATCAAGCGTTTCGCGCTGGCAGAGCGCGGCAAAGGCATCAACGGCACGCTGATCCACGACAAGGACGAGGTTCTCGGCCAAAAGCAGGCGGGATTTGCTTCGCTTCCGGACGTGATGGACCGGTTCATGCAGATCGCATCCGGCGCGGCCGACATTCCGATGACGCGCCTGCTGGGGCAGTCGCCTGCCGGAATGAATGCCAGCGGCGATAGCGACATGCGGAACTACTACGACCGGGTCGCGGCGATGCAGTCGCTGGAGATCGAACCCGCCATGGGGCTGCTGGATGAGTGCCTGATCCGATCGGCAATCGGCAACCGACCAGAAGAGGTGCATTTCATCTGGAAGAGCCTGTGGCAGATCACCGACAAAGAGCGCGCCGATATTGGCAAGACCCAAGCCGACACGATCAAGACCCTGCGCGACACGCAGCTCATCCCTGACGATGCGCTTGCTGACACAGCGGTCAATGTCCTGACGGAAAGCGGTGCGATGCCTGGGCTTGAGGGTGCTGTTGCGGCGTATTTTGAGGAGAACCCAAACCCGGATGATGTCGAGGAGGAGCCGGTACACGCAGCGGTTCCGCCTGTGGAGACCGAAGGGCAAGGCGATGTGCCAGCCGCCGACGCCGCGCCACGCACGCTTTACGTGAGCCGCAAGGTGACCAATGCGGCCGATCTGATCGCATGGGCCAAAGAGCAGGGCTTCACCGAGACGCTGGCTGCCGATGATTTGCACGTGACCATCGCCTATAGCCGGACACCGATCGACTGGATGAAGGCGGGCGAAGCTTGGGCAGGCGAGGTCGAGGTTGCCGCCGGTGGACCTCGCATGGTGGAAAAATTCGGCGAAGCCCGCGTGCTGCTTTTCGCATCGTCGCTGTTGTCGTGGCGGCACGAAGAAATCAAACGGGCAGGGGCGTCATGGGATCATCCTGACTACCAGCCTCACATCACGATCAGCTACGCGGCCAGCAGCCCAGATCTCGCACAGGTCAAGCCCTACGGCGGCAAAATCGTGCTGGGCCCCGAGGTGTTTGAGGAAATTGACGATGGCCGGCAGGAACGGGTGACCCTATGACCGAGCGCACCTTCACCGACTTCGCGCCTCTGACCGGGACGCGCTTGACTGCCGATGGCTACATGGTCGCTGAGGTTCGTTGCGCCCGTACCGGGTGCCAAGATTACATAGCGGCCGATCTGGGCATCATGGGGGGCGGTGTCGTCACGGTCTACCGACCCGAGGAGGTCGTCTTCGACAAGGCAAGCCTCGCGACCTTTGCAGGCAAGCCCATCACAATGGGTCATCCCGCAGAGCCTGTGACGGCTGACAACTGGAAGACCCACGCCATCGGCGACATCGGCACTGAGATCGCCCGCGACGGGGAATATGTGCGCGTGCCGATCAAGCTGATGGATGCAACGGCTATTCAGGCGGTAATCGACGGCACCCGCGAAATCTCCATGGGCTACACGACCGGCATGAAGCTGGAAGACGGTGTAGCGCCTGACGGCACGAAATATCAGGCGGTCCAAACCGGGCCGATCCGGATCAATCATCTCGCTGTGGTGCCGCGCGCCCGTGGCGGTTCAAGCCTTCGCGTCGGTGACGGCGCGGATCACTGGGGCGCAAGCCCTCTCCCCCATGCAGATAGGAAAGGAAGCCCAATGGCTGACACTCTGCGCATGATCATGGTGGACGGTTTGCAGGTCCAAGTGACCGATGCCGCCGCCGCTGCGATCGAGAAGCTGCAAAAGACCATCTCCGACATGGCCAAAAAGGCTGAGGAGCTGGAGGAAGACAAAGACAAGAAGCTGGCTGCAAAGGATGCCGACCTCGCCAAGAAGGACGCCGAGCTGGCGGACGCCAAGGCGAAGATCCTCGATGCCGCCGCGCTGGACAAGTTGGTGGCGGATCGTGCCGATCTGGTTGCGCGCGCGAAAGCGCTGCATCCCGCCGTGGTCACCGATGGCAAGTCGACCGTCGAGATCAAGAAAGCTGTCGTCGTCGCCAAGCGTGGCGCCGAAATGGCCGACAAGTCGGAGGCCTACATTGACGCGGCCTTCGATCTCCTCGGCGATGCCGCCGATCCGGTGAAAGCCGCCCTGGCTGATGCCAAGGCGCAGAAACCGATCGACCGGGAAGCCATGTATGCCAAGCGGGACAGCGCGCTGTCGAACGCCTGGAAAACCCCGAAAGTGGAGGCCTGATCCATGCCCGCCTACCAAACCACCTATACCGCCGCGCCTGTGGCAGGTTATGCCGGCATGATTGCCGACACCGAGTTCAAGACTGTGATGTCCAAGCGCATCACCAACGGCGCCGTAGGCTTCGGCCTTGCGGTCAGCCGCGGTGCGAACGCCGGGGAATCCCGTCTTGGTGGCACGATCTATGACGGCATCACCGTGGCCGACAAGGCTGACGCCGACGCCTCCTATGCGATTGATGAGATCGCGGGCGTCATGGTCGAGGGTGCCATCTGGGTTGTCGCGGCGAACACCGTGACCCCCGCCGACCCGCCGACCTTCACCCTGGCCACCGGCGCGATCGGCGCTGGCCTTGTCACGGCTATCCCGAACGCACGGTTCCTGACCGGCGGCACGGTGGGCCAGCTCGTTCTGCTGCAGCTTCTGGGCTAAGGAGGCCCCGTCATGAAACATTTCACCATGGACGTGAACGACGCGGCCAACATCGGCTTCGTCATCGCGCAGACCGCGCACGTCGAAGCGCAGGTGCTGGAACGCAAGTATCCGGCGATCACCTATCAGAACGATGTGCCGGTCGATACCTCGGCCCACCCGTTCGCCAAGACGATCACCTTCTTCTCCGCTGACAAGGTTGGCACGGCGAAGGTGATCAACGGGCACGGCGATGACATCCCGCTGGCCAACATCGACCTGAACAAGTTCGATGCCTCCGTCTTCATGGCGGGCATCGGCTATTCCTTCTCGCTGGAAGAAGTTGGTCAGGCGCAGATGCTCGGCATGAACCTCGATGCGATGGGGGCTGACGCTGCCCGCTTTGCGTACGAGAAGTTCGTCGACGGGGCTGTCTACACCGGCGCTGGCCTGCCGGGCGCGACCGGCCTCTACAACTCGGCCGCCGTCACGCCGGTCGCGGCAACGGGTCTGTTTTCGGCCCTGACCCCCGACCAGGTATTGACCAACCTCAACACGCTCATCGGTGGCGCCTATTCGTCCACTCTGGGTGTGGAGATGGTCAACACCGTGCGCCTGCCGCTGGCAGTCTTCACAGACCTGACCACGCGCCGCATTCCGGACACCAACCTGACCGTGATGCAGTTCCTGCGCGAGGCGAACGTCTACACCGCGCAGACGGGCCTGCCGCTGGACATCAAGGGGGACTTTCGCATCACCACCCGTGCGGTGGCGTGGATGAAGGATCCAGAGGTGGTCAAACTGCACATGCCGATGCCGCTGCGCTTCTTGCCCGTGCAGCCACGGAACGTCGAGTACTATGTGCCCGGCATCTTCCGCATGGCTGGCCTCGACATCCGCCGCCCGAGCGCCGTTCGCTACCTCGATGGCGTGGCATAAGGGGCAGCATGATGGCAAAGATGATCGTGAACAACCGGGCAGGCCTGTTCCTGCCCGGCGCTGAAGCCGTATCGCCGCACGGCGCGGAGGTCGAAGCCGACACCAAGAACGCGGCCGTAGCGGGATGGGTGGAAGCCGGTCTGCTGGTGAAGCCCAAGGACTTCGCCAAACCGGCACCGTCGTCTGCAGACCCCGCGCTGACGGCCGCACTGGAGCAAGCGAAATCCGATCTGGCCGAACGTGATGCGACCATCGCGGCCCAGACCGACAAGATCGCCCAGTTGACGGCCGATCTGGAAGCCGCGACCAAACCGCAGGCGTGAATACAGTGGGGGCTGTAATGGCCCCCACACCGATGAAGGGAGGGCGGACATGCTGACACTCACCACTGCAGCCGTCACCTTGGCCACCGCGAATGCCTATTGCACCGCGCGCGCCTACACGGAATTCACCGGCAGCGATTTCCTCAGGACGGCCGCGCTGCGCCGGGGGCAGGATTACATCGCTGGGGAATACAACCACCGTTGGCTGGTAAGCTTCACAGACGCAACCGCCCCCATTGAAGTGCAGTATGCCATCGTCGAGGCCGCCCGCCGTGAACTTGTTGCGCCCGGCTCTCTGGCGCCAGACCTTACACCCGGTCGGGAAAAGGTGCTGACCGAGGTTAAGGGCATCAAGTGGTCCATGATCAAGACGGATGCAAAGACGGCTGATCTTCTGCCTTATCTGCGGATGATCAGAAACCTTTTGCGCGGAATCGCACTGGTTGATGACGTGCCTGGGGCACTGGTGGTCTGATGGCCGAGAACTGGACCGCCATTGCCGCAGAGATCGCCGACGCCATCGCATCGGTCGGCTTCACGGCCACGCTGCTGGTGCCGGGGGCTGCAACCGGGCCGGACTATGACCCGACCATCGGGGCAGCAACGGAAACGCCGATCACTGTCATTGACGATCAAATCCGGCGGCGCGATGCTGGCGGCGCTGTGACCGAGACGGTGCGCGTGCTGACGATGAGCGCCGCAGTTGTCCCGATCAAAGGGCAGATCGTGATTGTGCACGGTGAACGCCTGCGGATCGGGCAGGTGATGCCGCTGGCACCGGGCGGTATCGACTTACTTTTCGACATCGAAATTGAAGCCTAAAGCTTTGCAAACAAAGCTTAAAATGATAGGCTAGACGGGCCGCAAAGGTGTTCCACCACCTTAACGGCCCTGACCTAAACCGAACATGCGAGGTTCGATATGGCTGATGCCATTGTAGGGGAAATCTGGCTCCCCGTAAGTGACTATGAAGGATACGAGGTCAGCTCACTTGGCCGAGTAAGGACGTGGAGGCCCACAGGGCCGAACCGGCCGTGGCGGTCGTCTCCGCACATCATGACCATCCTTATCAGAAAGGATGGTTACGCTTCTTGCAAGATGGTCGGGGTGAGCGGCTTAAAGACCGTAAAGGTTCATGCAGTTGTGGCGCGCGCTTTCCACGGAAACCCGGCAAAAGGTGAGGAGTGTAGGCATCGAAACGGTATTAGATCGGATAACCGTTCCGAAAATCTGCGCTGGGGCACCCACAAGGAAAATATGCAGGATTCCATTGTGCACGGGACAACCGCAGGAAGGAAATTTCGCGGATCCAGTCACTCTTCATCCAAGTTGGACGAAAATGCCGTGAGGGATATCAGGATGCGCCACGCACACGGAGAGACAGGACGAGCGATCAGCCGATCCTTCGGTGTAACGGCTGAATGCATTTACTCTATCGTCAAACGCAAAACATGGTGTCACATCGCATGACCACCCGCATCCCGCCCGACCTCCAGCGCCAGCTTGACGAGCTGGAACCTGCCTTCCGCACCGCATTCATGCAGGCGGTGGATGACATCCGCAGCGCCGCTCAGCTCGCACAGTTGGTGGCAGCTATTGAGCGGGGCGACATCCCCCGCGCGCTTGCCATCCTGAACGTCGATCCAGCCTTCTGGGCACCGCTGGATGATGCCATCGTGGCCGCATATCTGCGTGGGGGGCGAGACGCGATTGCGGCTCTGCCGGTCATTCCAGACCCGGCAGGCCTGGGAAAGTCGTAATCCGCTTCGAGGGGCGCAACCCTCGGGCGGAACAGTGGACCAAGAACGAAAGCAGCCGCCTGATAACGGAGATCGTGGCGGATCAGCGGCAGGCCATCCGGCAGGCGATCGAGCAAGGGCTGTCAGACGGCCGAAACCCGCGCGGCATGGCTCTGGAGTTGGTCGGGCGCATCAATCGCTCAACGGGGCGCAGGGAGGGCGGAATCATCGGCCTGAACTCGCAGCAGGCGGGCTATGTGACCAACGCCCGCAAGCAGCTTGAGGCACTGGATTCGGGCTACTTCGACCGCAAGCTGAGGGACAAGCGGTTTGATCGCACAGTGGCGAAGGCCATCCGCGAGGAAAAGCCGCTCGCACGGGCAGACATTGACCGTATCACGGGGCGCTATGCGGATCGGCTGCTTGCGCATCGCGGCGAGGTGATCGCAAGAACAGAGGCCATCGCGGCACTGCACGCGGGGCAATATGAGGCCGCACAGCAACTGGTCGACAGGGGTAAGGTGCGGGCGGATCAGATCACCAAGGTCTGGTCGGCAACCGGAGACGGCAGAACGCGGGACACACACGCGGCCATGAGCGGTCAGGCGGTGCGGTTGGGTGAGCCATTCGTCAGCCCATCGGGCGCTCGGATGATGTATCCGCACGATGTCAGCTTGGGCGCAGGGGCGGATGAGATTGTCCAGTGCCGCTGCTTCATG